CGTTTCTCCCATGAATATGGGGCGGCTTGAGCGCTGATCAGACAAAAACAGCTGAAAAACCCGCTTTAAAGTCAAAATTCAACATAACTACCAATTTGTTGCATAGCCTCTAGCGGGCGTAGCAACTTCTTGAAACGCAACTGTTGACACTCTTCCTTAACTGCCATCCGGTCAGGACCGAACTCAAGAGGCTTAGCAAGTTTCGTTTCACGCGAAACATTAACACGTCTTGCCTTGATTGTCAAAACGTCATCCTCGCGGGTGCGAACAAGCCGTTTTTCATAATAACGCGGCATTGTCGCCAAATGGCCATTAGACAGGACGCGGCCTTTATGCGCTATTACGTCATCTTGATACTTATCAACCCAAGAAGAACCAATACCAGGCTTACGAGACATAACAATGAATTCCGGCCTACGATGGAAAATTTCACCAGTCTCAGGGTCAATAACGGTGTAATGCTCCTCAGCGGCATCGCCATTAACTTTCTTTGTCACGTACCTAGCAACATAAGCACAAGATTCAAAAGTTACGTCACCTATATTGGTCATACCATGACCCCAAAGGTGCTCAAGCTGAAGAGAGATATACGTCTGACAACCGCTACCGGTTTTCTTGAATGGCACTTTATCAGGAAAGTCATAACCGAAGAGGATTACATGGTAATGAGGGCGGCCTAACTGCTCACCATACTCGCCACAGGCCATGTAACGAACCCTAATAGGATAAATGGCTTTGCGAAGACGCTTAAAGAAGTCCTGAAGGTCTTTCAGGACTAGAGAACCGCCGGGCGGCGGGTCCTTATATGTCAGCGTTAAAAACGCTGACTGGTCATGCGATTTTAGTTCATGCATACACCGCACGGCCCACTGCCTTGATCGTTCCAGGCGGCAACCTATGCAACGACCGCAGGGAACCTCTACAACTTGATCTATGAGACCGTCGCGCGGGTTACTCACTAGCGGCCATCGGCCGGTTTCCTTGTTCCGGCCTGCCTTCGCTCGATAGAACTTCAGAGGATGATAACAGGGCACAGCTTCGCTCCTTTATTGCACGCGCACGCGCGAAACGCACGCGCACGCGCATTCATACGCTCGCGCTTGATGCGGTCATGTGCACGGTCTGCACTTTAGCGCGACGACTCAGGTCGCGCGTTATGTGTGCAAATCGGTCTACCGCTTCAGGGGCGGGGGCGCGCCCGCCCCTGGACCCCGCGCGTTGCTCGAATTCGCCTTCGCTACGCTACGGCGTCTCCGATTTTTTTTGCAGTAATCAAAAGACATTGAACCCCCGCATAGCGGGGGCTGTCCTGTTTGGGTTTAAAGCCTGAAACCGCCGCGCGGAACTGCGGTCCTGAGGTTGAGTTTGCGGGTTTTACCCGCCGTGCGGGCGAAGATGCGCCGGCTGGCGCGTCTGCTGATTTTATGACGACGACGAGACATGATTATGAAATCCCAAAAAAGTCTTTAAAGAAAGTTACGACAGTATCTACAACATGAACTAAGAGCGTCCACCAGTCATTTTCATGCAAAGCCATTTAACACACCTCCAAAAGAGATAGACACCAAGAAAAATTAAACCAAGAGTGGCAAGCCAATGCCAAATCGTAAGAGAACCCATTTAACGACCTCCAAAGAGAAGAGAGCCAAATTGCTGAACACCACCCAGCAATTGGCCAAATTGACCTAATGCGTTCTTATAAAGCTGAGTTTGATACATATCAACCATAAGTTTACGCAACTGAGGATCATCCATCATACGCGCATTCATGACTGCGGGGATGTAATTCTCAGTATTGATCTTGGCAGTCTGAGAACGCATAAGGGTAGCGGAATCGCGTTCACGATCTGCCTGAGTCTGTAAAAGTGTTTCCTGAGCCTCAAGAACCTTTTCTTGTTGTTCTTGATTACGAATACCCTGAAGAGCCGACATCATACCAATGATATTAGGAGCTTCAGAATTCGCATTTTGAGCAACAGCTACAGAAGGAAGGTTAGCGCCATTTCCTCCGGTAGCAGACAAAATCGGATTAAGACCAGCGGCGCGAAGATCAGCGACTTCCCATTGATGCGCGAACTGAGCCGCCTGTTTCTGACGGCTCCACGCTTTATCAGCATTGTAATTACCAAGCAGGAAATCAGTCGCTTTATTTCCAGCAAACGCGCCAACTTGACCAACAATATCAAATAAACCCATTTAAGCACCTTAAAAATGATCAACGAGGCCAGGCACAGAATAAACAGGCATCGGTCGAATGCACTTCAAATCAAACCAAGCGTCCAAAATGAACTGAGGCTCAGACTGAACGGCCACAACTCGTCTAACAGGCGGATCATCCTGAATGAACTGACTGGACAACGTCGGCAGGGAATCGAACTTCTGGGCAAGATGCCAAATATCCAAAGTCTGCGGATCAGTACTTCTCATTTTGCCAGTAATGACAGAAGGCGAATAACGATATTCCGCAAAGCGTTCTTGATAACCAAATACTTGATCATCCGCAGCATTGCCCTGAGCATAAATTTCCTTATTCAAAATAGCCTGTTCGCCAAGATGAGCCAGCACAGGGAAATAGAAATCAAGACGCGATTTACGCGACCACATCCGGTTAACACCTTGCTGGTACGAGAGATCAGCACGGACGTTAACAAGACCGATGATATAGCCATGTTCTACAAACGACTTAGAGAAGCCATGAAAAGAATCACCGAAGAGGCCAAAGGCAGAAAGGTTAGCCTGCGGCGTCACATCATTCGTAGCGGCTGTCTGAGCAACAGAATTCATCAAAATTCGCGTACTAGAACCGCCGAGGTACTCGGGACGCTGTAAACGAGCATCAGGCGAAACAACACCGAAATGCGACCGAAGAATTTCGGTATAACGGGTACCGCCTCGGGCGTCACGCTCAAGGAGCTTTTGAACCTGGAAAGCCTGACGGAGATCGTTAATGGTCAGACCTGCGCCAGTTTCACCTACAAACTTAAGTGTAGGAAGTGAAATAGAAGAATCAACGTCAGCAGCATTCTGATTTAAACCGGACCCGGCATAAATCCAAGCATCACCGGACGGGTAGAGAGCGCCTAAAGGATAGGCAGGACTATCAACTGGACCTGACTTCGCAGGCGGGGTTAAAGTAACTTTATTCGTCGAGGGAGTAACGGAAGGAGAAGGAGCCAAGAAAACACGATTGTTAGGATTAGCAATCTGATAAAACTTCATTGAAAAATTACCGCCAGCCTTGGCAGTCGCGGTATAGGATTGGTCTTCCCATTCAATCGGACCACCAACACCAAAGTTAACATCAACTGCATCACCTTTCTGTGGCCAGGGGAGCGCTGAAGTGAAATAGTCGTGATACTTATTACGACGCAAAAGAGTTGCACCAGTAGAGTTTGTATCATTCCAGTCGCCAACAGGGTCATCCTTATGAGTTGCGGCAGGAGCCCAAGCGCCTACTCGATCCTGCAAATTCTCATCACGGAACCACTCATTAAAAATGAGCTGATAAGCACGGAACGGAAGAGAAGAAACCGAAAGACCTTTAACGCTGGTCGGAATGCCGAAATAATCGGCAACAGAACCAACGGCAAAACCAGTGTTACCCGCAACAGTCTGAGGAATAAGATAGTCAGTGGAATCACCAGGGTTATCCTGCTGACCCATGAAGTTCTCCCAATGCTTCCAAACGAGTCGATTAGGAACGAAGAAAAAAAATGTTTCAAGGTAGAGATTGTCCATAAAAGGGACGATCGGCGTAGCTAAACGACAAAAGACAGAGCAATTGAGCTTAAACGAATCGCCGGGCAGAACCTCATCAACGTAGAAAGGGACGAGGTAACCGGAATCGAAAGTAGTTTTGTAATCGTGAGAGCGGTTGAAAACACTACGCTGAATTTGAGCGCGGGGAATAGCTGAGAAACGATTAAAGGAAGCGCCCTGACGGGCTACGGTATGTTTAGACATTGTTAAATCCTATTGATGATTTTTCTCTTGGTGTCACTCGGCGCATTTACAACAAGCAAGGACGATGTGCCGAGACTATCAACGGCGTCTACGAGGACGCCTTTTCGCCGTCGACAGACGACGGCTGAGAGACTTCCGCAGGAGTCTTTTCAACGGGCTGGACTTTCTTCGCATTTTCCATTTCCTTAACAATGGGAGCGTGCAAAAAGCCCATTTCCTCAGCGGCTTTTGCATTCTCAGGGTTCAAAATAAATTCAACATAATTCGCAAAATTATTGTCGAATTGAGCGCGTTCCTGAGCGGTCAAAGACTCAAAGCCGCTTTTAACAGCGGCTACCTTTGATTGCGCAGAACGGAAATCATCTACAGAGCTGAAATCGCCAAATTGGGCCGCTTCTAAGCGGCCAGCAGCGGGGTCGATACCAGTAGCGGCATAACGCCGCAGGTAGTAATCAATGGTCGTTTCTTCAAACGAACTCTGATCAGTCTGAGATGGTTCAGTAAACAAAATGCCGTGCGAGGGTGCTCGTACGGCTTTGGAATAAGGTGTTCTAAAGTGGCACATAAATTCACCATAAAAAAAACCCCGCGCGGGGAGATCTGGACCGCGCGGGGAAAGGATCACACCTTTTCAGGCGGGATTGTGGAGAGACCAGTTACAACTAAAACAGGCATCCAAGGAAGCGGGGAATCAGGATGCTCATCGGCGGGCTTAAGCGAACCAATTTCATCATCAAAACCGCCAATCAAATACAGGTCATAATCTTCGGGATGATGCGCCAACGGCGTCTGCGTATCGTGGCAGGCATCGACGAAAGAACGAGAGGCTTCGCCCTCGTTACGAGCAAAAAACGGCTTTAAGAAATACTGCGCTTTCTTATCACGAACTGCAAAGAGTTTCATTTTTTCAGATCCTTTTTTAATTCATCATAACTACCATTATGTTGAATTAAATTTTGGGCTGAAAATCAGAATTTCGATGACGGCAGGATTTGCCGGATGAAAAATCTTCGGACCGACG